AGGGATAGCTGGAAGAGGAGTTAAATACGCAGAGAAATATCTAGCAGACTGTAATACTAAATACCAATACACAAGAAAAATGCTGGAATTATTTCAAGAGAAGTATAAAGGTAAAGCTCGTCAGAAGTATGCTGAGTGTTATCACTTACTAAAATTAAGAACAGAATAAAATAATATAAACCTATTCACATTATTATGAATTTAAAAGTTAAAGATAGTAGGTATAGTCAATGCAAATTTGATGGTGATTATTATGAAAATTTATTTAAAGAGAAGTCTTTGTCTATTGGGTTAGAATATAAAGATGCAAGTAAAGAAGATGACTGGTATAAACATATTGATTGTTATGTAAACGGTTATGGGGTTGATGTAAAAGGCAATAGGCACTTAGAAACTATATGGCTAGAGGTTACTAATGTAAATGGTAATAAAGGTTGGTTAAGGGGTTCAGCTTATTACATTGCTATGTTTATTATGGAGTTAGATTGTTTTAGTATCTATAAAAGAACAGACCTTTTAAATTACATAAGCGAAAACACAAAAGAATATACAGAAAACAAAAAAGATTATAATAAATTTTACACTAGAAAGAAATGGGGTAAAAAAGATATTTTAGTTAAATTTAAATATAATGACATAAAACACCTAGAAATTAAAAAATTATGAGAGCAACCTATTTACATTACGAGAACGGCAAAGGCTATGACGTTATAGACTTTATCAAAGATTATCAATTATCATTTAACAAGGGGAATATAATTAAGTATATTTGTCGAAGCGGTAAAAAAGACGATGAGCTTAAAGACCTAGAGAAAGCAGCCGACTATTTAAGACGTGAGATAGAATACTTAAGAGAACAACAACAGCAATGGATAGAAAACAACAAATAAAATACTACGAAGATATGGAACAAAAAGAACTAGAACACCAAGAAGATATAAGAGGCGTACAAGATGAAACAAGTGAGCCAATAAACAATAGACACTTAAACTATTTAAAGAGCGTACTTATAAGCCAATTACTATTAGAGGCAAACGATGAGCTACAAGGCAGTAAAGGCTTTAAACAAAACGTAAAGCACCAAGTTAATAAAACGTCAAAGATATTAGAAGCAGAATATCAGCAAGGGTTTAATATCATATACAACAATAACCCTGAAATGTGTACAAACGTACTAAACAAAATAGATGGCTTAATACACAAGATTAAAACAGCTTCTATTGACGAGCTGGTAATGATTGACGCTTTAGTAGATAACTACTTTGAAAACAAAGACGAAATAAAAGAAACACAAACCGCAGAATTTACAAAGATAGAATAATGAAGATATTAAATTTATATGCTTGCTTAGGTGGAAACAGATACAAATGGGAAGAAGTAACAGACGTAGAGGTTACTGCAGTTGAATGGGATGAAGAACTAGCTAGGCTATACCAAGAACGTTTCCCTAACGATAAAGTGATTGTAGCAGATGCACATCAATACCTGCTTGACCATTATAAAGAATTTGATTTCATCTGGAGTAGTCCACCTTGTCCAAGTCATAGTAGAATAAATATAAGTCAATACACAAGAGAAAGTTGGACGCCAAGATATCCAAGTATGAATTTATATGAAGAGGTTATTTTTTTAAAACACTATTTCAAAGGTAAGTTTGTTGTTGAAAATGTTATTCCATACTATAAACCTTTAATAGAAGCTAAAGAAAGGAACAGGCATTTATACTGGACTAATTTTAATTTACCCAGTATTGTGAGTAAACGTAAAAACCCAGACTTAAGTAGAACAAAAAATTTAATAAGTGTATTGTCAGAATTCCACGATTACGATTTTAGAAAGTACAAAGGGGAGCAACGTATGAATAAAGTGGCAAGGAACTTAGTAGACTATGAAGCTGGTAAAACAATTTTAGAAACAGCAATAGGAATAATAAAAAAACAAAACGTAAAACAAACAGAATTATTTTAAATTAAAATAAATGTATATAAATATAGAATTAAAAACAACAGAAAGAAAAGACTATTATAAATTCGTAATCAATGGCGTTAAGCTAGGAGAATGGGAACGAAGCGAACTAAGACACCTAATAGAAGTAATAGACAACAAGATATGAGTTTAGAAAGCGATTGCTGTAATGCAGCCCAATGGAATGAAACAGATTTATGTAGCGAATGCCTAGAGCACGCTGAATTTAATAAAACAGAATAATGAAAATAGAAACAATAGCAGAAACGATAAAAGAATTAACAGACGTAAACATATTAGAACAAAGCAGACGTAGAAGCGTTATAGAAATGCGAAGCGTAGCCAATAGGTATCTAATAAACGTAATGGGCCTTAGGTGGACTGATATAGTAAGAGAGTATTCAAAGAACGGATTTAAGACAACACACGCCAGCATTATACATAGCTATAACACATACGACCAGCATAGCTTTTACAACTCAGACTTAAATTTAATATACGAAACATTACTAAACAGTAGTAAAATGAATATAATAAAACAAGTCAATAAAATGACAGTAGAACAAATAGAAAAAATAGAAACAATACTACAAGACTAAAATAATTACAAAACGTTTATATATTAGTAGGATTGATTAAACAATTCTATTTCAATATGGATAAAAGAAAAAACAATGGCGGTGCTAGACAAGGAGCTGGGCGACCACCTAAGGCAGACGAGATAAAACTAATTGAACGCTTAGATGCTATAATTGACAAAGACGAAGCTGTAGGTAAACTAGGGGAGTTAGTCACTAAGGGTGATATAAGAGCTTTACAGCTGTATTTAAGCTATCGTTATGGCAAACCTAAGGAAAGTATAGACCTTAACTCTTCGGAGGGCTTAAACATTAACTTTAAGGACTTAATTAAATTTGTTGACTAACCATTGATTGAAGTACATAAAAAGTATAAAGAGATACTAGCTAAGGATAGTAGGTATTATATTGTAAGCGGTGGGCGTGGCTCTGGGAAATCTTTCAGTGTAAACGCCTTACTCGTTTTATTAACCTATGAAGCTGGGCATACTATTTTATTTACTAGGTACACTTTATCAAGTGCTTATATATCTATCATTCCAGAATTTATTGAAAAACTTGAAATGCTTGGGTTGCTAGGGGACTTCCATATAACTAAAGACGAAATTAAAAACAAGCGTTCAGGAAGCAAGATAATCTTCAGGGGTATAAAGACATCAAGCGGCGACCAAACGGCTAACCTTAAATCTTTAACTGGGATTACTACTTGGGTTGTAGATGAAGCTGAAGAACTAACAGACGAGCAAAAGTTTGACACAATAGATTTGTCAGTAAGACAGCAAGGGAAACAAAACAGAGTTATACTTATATTAAACCCAACTACTAAAGAACATTTTATATATGGAAGGTTCTTTGAAGACAGAGGCGTAAACGAAGGGGTTAATAAGACAGTAGAAAATACAACCTATATACATACAACTTACTTAGACAACAAAGACAACCTATCACAAAGCTACTTAGACCAGATAGAGCAAATGAAGCTAAGAAGGCCTGAGAAGTATAAACAACAAATACTAGGTGCTTGGCTAAACAAAGCTGAAGGGGTTATATTTGACAACTGGACTATAGGGGAGTTTAAACACATAGGTACAAGCGTATGGGGTCAAGATTATGGTTTCGCTGCAGACCCTTCAACTCTAGTAGAAGTAAACATTGATAGCACTAATAAAAGAATATACTTAAAAGAATGTTTCTATTTGCAACGCTTAACAACGTCACAGATTTCAGAGCTTAATATAAAGCACGCTAGAGGTGGGTTAATTATTGGAGATAGCGCAGAGCCTAGACTACTAAGCGAGATAAAAGCTAAGGGGTGCAATGTAAGGCCTTCAATTAAAGGACAGGGAAGTATCACATACGGCATAAGCTTATTACAAGACTATGACTTGATTGTAAGTCCAGACAGTACTAACTTAATTAAAGAGTTAAACAACTACAGCTGGTTAGAAAAGAAGTCTAACACGCCAATAGATAATTGGAACCATTTAATAGATGCGGTTCGTTATGCTGTAGGCTTTCAACTACAAAACCCAAACAGAGGGAAATATACAGTATCTTAGTCACTAAAATAAAATAAAATTGTTTATATATTAATAAGCGCAACACTATGGAAGTAAAATTAAACATACCTACAACACTAAACGAGATAACTCTAGGACAGTACCAAGAGTTTGACAGCCTAGATTTAAAGAACGATGCTGATGTTCAATTAAAGATGATTGAAATATTCTGTAAAGTGCCTAGCGTAGTTGTTAGAAATATGAAAGCAACTGATATCGTTGAAATATGCAATATCATTAATGCTATGTTTGAAACTAAGCACCAACTAATAAACACATTTAAACTAGGGAAACAAGAATACGGATTTATACCAAGCCTAGAAGATATGACCTTTGGAGAATATGTAGACTTAGACACTTTTATAGGTGAGCCTGAAAACTTACATAGAGCTATGAATGTTCTATACAGACCCATTGACTTAAAACAAGCAAATCGGTACACGTTAAAAGAATATGTACCAGACAGTAGCGAAGACGCTAAAAACTATCCTTTAGATGCTGTGTTAGGTGCTATGGTTTTTTTTTACAGTTTAGGGAAAGACTTGTCATTAGTTATGATGAACTCTTTGGACACACAGAACGAGGCGACCTTAGTGCAGC